TCGTAGCGAAGCAGCAGCACAAATTTATGCAATTAATCGCTCTGAAGGTAACATAGGAAAAAGTATGCATGAGATTAAAGAAGGCGACTTTGTAATGTATATGGGCGAAGATGATAAGATTATGGTCGGTCGTGTTGAATATGTAATGACTAATTCAGGATTACTTGGATTGCCAGGATCAGAATATTCCATGGAGTACATGGAAAACGATAAGCCAGTTATTGTTCGTGAATATGAGGAAGAAGACGGTGCCTGGGAAGAAAAACCATATGTTTCTTATCATCGTATGTCTGATGTCCTTAAGATTGAATCACTATCTGTATCAGTAGATCTTGTAGTTGAAATGGGTTCTAACGGATCTGGAATTCCGTCAACAGCAGATCCTGAAACTATGATGGAAATGTATAACACTCAAATTGGAAAGTCAGATGAAGAAATTAGCAAATCTTATTATTCAGATGATGAAGAAATGGACAAGTGGGATAACATGCAAAAAACATGCTGGGTTGGTTATGAACAACAAGGAATGAAAGAAAAAGATGGTCGTATGGTTCCTAATTGTGTTCCTGTTAGCAAATCAAATGAAATTGATAAAGCAAAAAAACCAGACTATGATGAATTTATTAAGCCACGTCGTGGTGGAAGTGAACCATCTAATGCTCGTCTTTATGCAAGAATTATTCAAGAAGCAAAAGATAAATTTGACGTATATCCATCAGCAGTTGCTAACTCTTGGGTAGTGCAAGAATACAAGCGCCGTGGTGGAACATACAAGTCAGAAAAAGAAATTACTAAAACTATCTGGGATGGTGGTTTGTTAGATCCAAAGAATTTTACAAAATAATGGCTAACAGATCTTCTGCTTCTTATTATTCAAGTCATGGATTTAATCCAATGCAAATTAAAAATGGCAGAATTGTTCGTTTAAGAAAAGACGGTAGTATTAAAGCGGACTTAGGTCCATACAAACCAAAACATAAAAAGGTGGTAAGTAATGGCTAACAAAGAGCAAAAGGGTAATGCTAATAAAAAGAAAGAGCCAAAGATGACTCTTAAAGAAAAACGTGCTGTTAAACAAGAAAAAAAGAATAAGAACAATGGCTGATACATATACTCCAACATCTGGCATGAAGGCTGCTGCTCGTCGTGCATTAAAATGGAAAGAAGATGGTAAGGCAACTGGTGCTGGAACTCCAGTAGGTTGGGGTAGAGCAACAGATATAGTTGCTGGTAGAGCAATGTCTCTTAGCACTGTTAAAAGAATGTATTCATTTTTTTCTCGTCATGAAGTAGATAAAAAAGGTAAAGGGTTTTTTGATGGTCCAGAGTTTCCTTCTAATGGAAGAATTATGTGGGATGCTTGGGGTGGAGATGCAGGTTTTTCATGGAGCCGTGCAATTGTAGAAAGAGAAAAAAAGAAAGTAGAAAAGGCTTGGGTAGGTAGTCCATTTAGTTTAAGAAAGGGGTAGAAAGTGGAAGATTTGGGTGTTGAAGAATTAAAGCAGTTAATCAATTATTATAAACAAAGATCATCAGATCTTGAGTTTAGCGTATTACAATTACAAATGAAGTTAAATAAAATTATTTCTCTTCAAGAATCAAAACCAGCAACAAAAACTGTTGTAGAGAAAAAATAACATTTAAGCAATAGGAGAAATATGCAAGAGTTAATTGCAGTAGCCTTGACATTGCCTATTGCTTGGGCTATAATTAAAGTAATAAAGAAAAGGGCTAGAAAAAAATTTTCAAAAACCTTGTATCGTCAAAGCGACATACATAGTTTACTAAAATATTTTTTTTCTATCAAGTTATTAAACGAACAGGAACGCCCTTCTCAGTTGACAAAACGCAAACAAAAGAGTATGATTAAAGTTATATTCTTAGATGACCAGGCATACTGGGTGTCTGATAATACGTTTTATGTTGCAGAGGCTGTAAACGGTGAAATTCAAAAACACACTGTAAAGCCAATAAACACAAACGGATTATCAAAAGGAGATCTTGATAAAATGCTATTCATTTTGGATAGCCTAAAGAACGGAAATAAAGATGATAGTGGCAGTACAGGGAACGAACGATTTTGATGATTACAACATCTTCATTCGTGCTATGGGTGTTGCTTTGTCTACAATGCGGGAAGACGATAAAGAGTTCGTAATATACTCTGTTGGACCTGCAAAAATAAATTCTTTTGTTTCTGAGTTTTGTAATTTATCAGAGCGTGGAATGAAAGCAAGAGGTCGTAAGATTAAATTTTATAAAGTGGCATCATCTTGGCTAGAAGAAAACATGGAAGCAGTTAACTACTTTGCATTCCTTTCTAAACCAAAACAACCTAACTCAAAATTAGTTGCTGTTGCTGAATTTAAAAATATAGAAGTAGGAATTTTTAGATACTAGGGGGAAGTATGATAATCAATAAACTAGAAACAATGGAAAAAATAGTTTCATCCAACTACATGCTTGATTGGGTTGGTTGGGATGTTGCAGAACGTAAAAAAACAGAGGCTGGCAGAACTGCAGTCAATGGTGTAAGAGTCAAAGGTCAGTGGTACACACAACGAGTATTTAAACTGAATCGTAATGGCTGGGATATTCCTAACAAATATAAGATGTAGGTGCCTAAATGAAACAGCACTTATGGAAAGACAATGCCGCTTGCCTGGGTCTTGAGAATAATTTATTTTTTGATAAATATGAAGAAGACGTAAATGTTAGACCAACCGTGGACTCTATCTGTAATTCTTGTCCAGTTAAAAAAACATGTTTTGCTGTTGGCATTTCTAATAAAGAGTGGGGAGTTTGGGGTGGTATTTATTTAGAAGGTGGAGACATATCAAGAGAGTTCAATAATCATAGAAACAAAGATGGTTGGGCAAAAACTTGGCAATCTCTTACTATGGAAAAATAAATGTATACAAACGAAATGCGTAGAGCCTTTCACTCTGTCATCCCCCCAAAAGGATTTAAAGTTCAAATTATTGACAATGAGCACTTCCTTACGATAAAATTAAACGAACGACAATTTGCTAGTATGGTGCATGATGAAAAGATAGAGGCACTAAAATATGTTGTTCAAATAAAAAAGGCTTTAGAAATGAATGGGGCAATTGTGTTAGTAACTAGGGAGCCATTAAAATAATGCAAACCTTTCTACCCTACAAAAATTACGATCAATGTGCAGAAATATTAGATAATAAAAGATTAAATAAACAGATATTAGAAGCCTATCAAATACTTAAAGTCTTGTCTGGTCAGTCTCCTTCAGGTGCTTGGCGCAATCATCCAGCGGTATTGATGTGGAAGAACGCTGAGTATTCACTCAAGACATACGCTAAAACCATGATTAAAGAGGCTAAGGCAAGGGGTATTAAGACAGACAAGAACGAGTCCAACATAGACGCTCTAGAGGCTATCTGTGGCGAAATTTGGGGTACTCAGAAGCCATTCTGGGCTATAGGATCAAACCCACACATAGATCGTATTAATATTACTCACAGGGCTAACCTATATCGCAAAGACCCTATCTACTATGCTGAGTTCTACAAGGATACTGCTAGTAAGTATAATAAGCCTTGCTGTGATAAGTGTTTATATTATTGGGTAACTCATGCTACCCGCTCAGTTTGACAATCTTTGGATAAGAGAGTACAATTGTAAACATGGAGGTATTCTTGGATAACATTATTGTTATAATTCTTGCTACATTTACCCTATCTTTTGCTATTGCTTATTTGTCTGTCTTACAGAAAATGTCTAAACTAACACAAGAATTTTCTAAACTTTTTATATCTCATAAATCTTTAAAAGATTTTGTTGAAAAAAATAACCTTGAATTTAAAAACGACAATGACATACACAAAGAAAATTTTATTAAATTTCTTTCAGATTCTAGAGACTGGGCATTTACATACATTGAAGATGTTCAAAAGGGTTTAGAAAAATTTATATCAAACGTAGAGCCAGAAATTGTCAATTTTGATGAGAATAGTTCCACATACGAAGGAACTGAATACCATGACTTTATGAAAAGAATTTCTGAACAATATAAAGAATTAAAGAAACTTATGCCAACAGATACTATAAGTAAAGATGCTTGATTTAAGAGGAATTCCAACCTGTAGGTGTCCCCAGTGTGGTGGAACTCTTTTTAGGGCTTTAGTTGGTTTTGATCCAGCAACATACACAATTTCTAACTATCATTTAGATATTCAGTGCAATGAGTGTGGGGCTTTAGCAACTGCTCCAACACCAGTAGACCATCCAACAAATCCAAGTGATGATATGGGGTTTAAAGAATGAAAGATATTCTGTTATCAACTATAACAGGTTTTGGGTGCGGTGTCGTGTTCGCAGCATTCAAATTGCCAGTGCCAGCACCACCAGTTTTTGCGGGAGTCGCAGGAATTGTTGGACTATGGCTTGGCTTTACAATACTAACACAAATTATATCCTAGGAGGAATAATGGAAAAACTAATAAACGATAAGACAAAAGCAATGCTAGCATCATATGGTCGCTCAGTTCTTGCATCAGGTCTTGCACTATACATGGCTGGCGTAACAGATCCAAAAGATCTATGGGCAGCACTTGTAGCAGCGATTGCACCTGTTGCATTAAGAGCAATTAATCCAAACGATCCAGCATTCGGTATTCTACCTGATGCCAAGGAAGTTGCAAAGGCTCTTAAGTCTGCAAAGGCACCAGCAAAGAAGGCTGCTAAGAAGTAATTTATCTTCTATCAGATAGCCAGTCTAGAGATAGGCTGGCTTTTCTGTTTACTCGTTTATAATTTGTAAATATTTATCTTTTAAAACTTCAACAGAAAAGTTATTAAATCCTATTTCTACAGCCTTATTTTTATAATCATTTATATTTCCACCCTCAATGTATTTATCAATTATTTTTGCCAATTTTTCTGGATTAGCCTCATAGATATTAACCATTGATTTGGTTTTAAACTCACCTATTTTTTTAGATTCTACTAACCATTTTTCTGGCAGTACTTGATTATTAGGGGAAACATCTGTCATAAAGACTGGCATACCACTTATTAAAGCCTCATTCATTGGCAAACATAACCCAGCATATCTTCTTGGCAATACCATTGCATCAAATCCATTATATAAATCTTCTCTATTTTTTACATTATCTTGGCTTAATGTTAGGCGTTTATCTTTTGTATTAAAATCTAATGGGGTTTGAGTTGTAACAACTAATTCATATTCTGCCTTAGAATATTTAAGCATTTCTATTACGGTGTCAGTTCCGTTTCTATCCTTGGCTGCCTTTTTACCACCAATATGAAGAATGCGTTTATGTGTTTTAAATAAATTATTTTGTCTTATATTATCAAACAAAGATGTATTTGTTGGTGGTGGAAGGTGTATTAATTTTGTTTTTGATCCAAACTTTTGATTGACTATATCCATGTTCCAAAGACTTGGCGATAGCAAAACATCAGGCAGTGCCCACTCTGGATTTGTCATATTTCCAAAAAGTTCGTAATTGTATTGAAGAATAGTTTTTATATT